TTATCAAGTCCGATAAGGTTGTCTAAGATTGATAAAGTCGTAAGTATTCCGATTATCTCTGATATCGTTGCATTGTCTTGAAGTCTTAAGTCATTTAAAACTGAAAGAATTTCTGAACCGACTGCTGAGTCCGAAATAAGTTTTTGAATCAAACTGCTTACATCTATGAAGTCTGAACCTGAAAGGAAGTCGTTTAAGTTTAATAAATTTAGAGCCTCAATGATTTCATAAACGCTTGCTGAGTCGTTAACTTGTAATACATTTGAAATACTTAAACTCTCTGAACCTAAAACCGAATCTGCTATGCTTATCGCTACGCTTGAAAGAATAGAAAATATTTCGCTTCCGACTGCCGAATCTAAAAGCCCGAGGTTTACGATTAGATTGATTATTTCAACACCCGTTGAGGCATCTAAAATATTGAGGTTGTTAAGAATTTGTATTACATTTTCGATACCTGTTGCAAGGTCATAAACACTTAAATTGTTGAGTATATTTAGTAAATCAGTTCCAGTCGCTGAATCCGAGATTAGTTTTTCTAAGAGTAAGGCTATATCATCATTTCCCGTTCCAGAGTCCGTAAGTCCGAATGCATTTTGCATTGTTAAGTCGTCAAGCCCCCCGACTGAGTCCGAAATTTCTTTAAACAGAGTGAGTAAAAGAAGTTCCGTTCCAACCGCCGAATCTTGGAGACTAAACGAGTTTGAGAAGTCCCCGCTTTCAAGTCCTGTTCCTGAATCAGAAACTCCAAAAGAATTCAAAATATTTATATTTTCGCTTCCTGAAAGAGAATCAGAAATAAATATATTTACACCCGCCTCAACAAGTGCGAGGTCAATCAAGTCTACAACTCCAAGCCAGTATAATAAATCAAATTCCTCTTGTGTCATTTAACCCTTAAAGTCTGTGTAAAATTAACCTCACTCCCTACAGTTGTAGTAGGCTCGGTAGGTGTAAAATTTCGTAGTGCTATCCAGTCGTAATCAGATTTAGCACTATTGTAGACAGAAAACATTATGTAATTTGTTCCACTCGTATATCTGTCTTGCGTAGTTGTAGAGTTCACTTGCGTGCCGTTTTCAAAATATTTTACAGAACTCGATGTCACCTGAATAGATATTCTCGTCCAGGCAGTCGGAGCAGTTCGAGAAAAAGACTGATAGGTAGTGTTAGTCCCGCTTGTTCTTTTTTGATAATAGAAAGTCCCGCCTGAATATCCAACCCTTACCCAGTCACTATCGCTTCCACCTGCTGTCTGCGTGAAATGATGCCAATTGTCGCCAGTATTTTCTTTCCACGAGCCCTCTATCGCAAAAGGGAAAGATGTCCCAAGTTTTGAGGTTATTGCCACCGATGTGCTAGTATCTCCAAATATCTCAACATACCCGTTTGAGACGGTTGCAGAATAATTCCCTGTGCCATAGATTCTTGCTAAAGTCCATTTATTTGTATTTAATGAACTCCCCAGAAAATCATCAAAGAGCAAAAACGTATCATCTCCACTGCTTGCACTTGTCAAGTTCGGATTCCCATAATACATTTGAATTACTTTTGTAGAACTTGCTGGGATAGAAGGAACCTTTACCCAAATTTTTGTTGATGATGTATTTATTCCGCTTTCTATCCAGTAACTCAGATTATTCGCTTGATCATAAAACCTTATATCCCCGCAATCAGAACGCATTTTCCCAGCCGAGATTAGAGTTGCAGTGTCTACGGTGATTAAAACTTGATAATTTGTAAGCGAACTTGCATTAGAGGAGTTGTCAATTGTTATATTCCTTACATATTTCCCGAGATTTAATTCTCCCAAAATGTCCGAGTATTGTAAGTTTCCGTTTGAGTCATAAATTCTCATGTGCTCTCAACTCCCGAGATTACATAGTCCACTTTTGATGCCGTAGTCGTCTGTCCTTGTATCTTATCGCCTGCTCCTAAAGTCAAGATTACATCGACTGTCAAAGAGTTCCCTGCCGCAAGTTGCAAGTTCTGTGGTAAAATTCGTCTTGCAGTGCCACCTGATTGCAAATAGTATATATTTATCGTTTCCGTAGTTGTATTTGTATTTACAAGTGTGATTGACCTGATTATCGCACTCGTTCCGCTCGGGACAGTATACAAGTCCCCTAAAGAACTCGGTAACTGTCCGTTTGCTAAATTCTTAATCGTATAAGCCATAAGTCACTCCTACGACAGACTAAGCGTTACTGTTATCACCCAAGTCTGCCCGCTTGCCTTAGTCCCTTGATTTGAGACTTTCCTGTTTAGGCAGATTCCCGAAGTCGAGTTCTTAATCACGAATTCATTCCACGAGTAGTTTGCATCAGTCCCGCCGAAAGTCGCTTTGAATACCGCTTGTTGTCCCGTGCCAGAAGTCGGATAGCCTGTATCCATAGCCTTATAAGTCTTATTCGTTGTAGCCTGCAAGTCAGTTTGTGTCGGGTCTTCTGCTACTGTCGAGTCACCAACACCGATTTGAGCGGTTGCGTTTGTGAATGCCGTCCCACCGTTGCCTGTTACGAGTTTCCAGATTTCGTTGATTCCCGAGTTTAAAAATAAGTTTTCAAACTCGCTTGTCTCGATTAGATTTCCTTTTTCGTCATACTTCTCAATTCTCCAAAGTCCTTTTAACTTCAAACTTTCTTTTACTTCCATTCTTTCACCTCCGTATAAAATTTTGTATGAATTGATTAAAAGTCATCATACGCTTGATTTTATAATCTTCGAAAGTTCCTATCCCAGTTGTGTCAAAATTGCTATCTTGATAATCAGAATTCCCTTTTAAAAAATCAGAGACTTTCCCTGCTTTCCAATATACAAAAAACATACTTGTTGAGTTTAAATATCCAAACCCATTACCATTAGCAGGCAGTGTATAAATAGCATTCTCCCCTGCATCTTGAAAATCGGTATCTGCTCCAATTTTTAAATAGTAAAACTTTAGAATATCAACAGATGAGGATGAAAGTTCGGGTATATACTTTCCAACTACTAAATACAACCCCTTGCGGTTGAGATTAAGAATAATAGCATTCTCTATGTTTTCCCAAGGGAAATAATAAGTATCTTCTATCGATAAAGTATCTGTTGAAAAAACTTTTAAAAATGCCGACTGTGAGCTGTCTGCTGGATTTATAAAAATATAGATTTTATTGCCTATTTTTTGATACAATTCGGCTGTCACCTCACCGCTATAATTAAGAGGTATTTCATTCACAAAAGTTCCGTCTAAATTCCTGGTATGTAAGTAAAAATGAAGTATCGTTTGGCTATAATCTTTTTTAATGTCCCTTTTTGTTTCTATCAAGTAAAGTTTATCGGCATTATTGCCTAAAATAAATTCTAATGTGATTTGCTTGTTATACCACCATTGACTATCTTCTGTTATGTTAAGTGTAATAGTAAAATCAAATAATTTATTACCTTGCTTGTCAAATTTAGCAACAACCATTGAGTTATCTAATGGATTTCCATCGCTATCAACTGCATAGCCCATTGCGAAAAAGCCGTCACTTACCCAATAAGTATCAAGTGTTTTATCATCAAAGAAATTAGAATTATCTGTAACTACTGAATAATAAACATCTTGGAAAGTATTTTCTTTAATCCCCTCATCCCAATTGTAAAGTCTCATCAACCTCGGGAGACTTCCATCATTTTGAGGCATAAAACATAATGCAATTCTACCATCTGTTGTAAAAGATGTGTGAACATCAAAATAATCATATCCTTGCGGAGCATCAAAAATAGAAAGACTACCATCAACATTGGCACTGAAAAACTTATTTTGAGTTACTGAGAAGTTATGAACAACTTTTGATAACTTGCTTAACTGCTCGTCAGTATAACTATAAGGACTGGTGAATATCCCTCCATAAGGAAAATATAGAATCAAATCATCTGGGGAAAATATAGGATGGTAATGACCATAATCAATAATAATCGGGTCATCAGTTAGTATTCTCGGTTCAAATATTTTCATTGTATTTCCTCCATATCCTATCGAACTTAAACAAATTAAAATTACAATTATCCATTTCATCTCCTCGCTACTCCCATAACAGCCCAGTGAATTTCTGTCCCAACGCCTTCCGAATAAACTTTCATACCGGTATAAAAGTTATTTGAATCTTGTATCCACTCCTGATGATAGCAAATCGGTTGTGAGGTCTTGCCCGTTGGAGTTGCAACGGGATAAATCGCAATGACTATCGGCTCTGAAACGAAAACAAGATTATGAGAAGTAGACCAGTCAATAGTTATAACTCCCGAGGCGTCTGCAACCGTGCCTGCAATAACTATTTTCGGGTTTGAATGTATAGAAGTTTGTATAAGTCTTTCAACTTGTTTTTTCATACCTTCTTAAACGCCCTATATGTCGTTGTGTATTCTCTCGGAGTTATCCTCGTTGTGTATTCAAAAACTGTATAATAACTTCCAGCCCATAAGATGTCCGACCCGAGTGCATAAGATGAAAACTCGTCTCCTGCCTTTTTAATTGTTAGAACTCGTGATTGATTTTTACCGATGTTAAAAAGTTTTTGTGCTATCCCCGGTAACTGCGTATCTTTTACACCAAAAACCGTTGCAAATGCCAAGTTATTTATTTTCGAGGTGTTGTAAACTGAATCGTCTAAATTCGTGCCTGTTCCCATATGCCCGTAGGCAATGCCCTTCAAAGAAACATCATCATTAACTAAAACGGTTGAAGCCATTTTCAAATAGTCAACTGAATAACTTGCATCAATTACTGAATTAGTATCAAAGTTTAGAATCCCTCTCCCGAAGTTAAACGGGTCTGCAATCGTTACATCTCCAAAGCCGACATCACAAAAGACTACATAGCCCATCATCTGAGAGACTTTTTGAATCTCTGAAAGATAGGTTGAATTTGTGATTACATATTTACCTTCCTCAAACAAATCAGTCAATAAGGTATTATTCGCTGGCACTTGATTGTTACGAACTGCAATTCCAGAGACTACTGAAGCATCGTATGCTAAATCATTTAAAAGATTGTGGACTGTATAACTTGAATTTGCAGTCTTTGGATAAATCATATTAGTTAATAGAACGTCCCATCCCTGTAAAACATCAGTTAAAGTGTAAGTTCGAATTGACCCGCCTTGCGTCCTTTGAGTTTCTACATTAGTCATAAACCCTATAAACTTCATATTAGTGCCGACTTTAATCTCCCATAAACCCGTAAAGCCTTGACTTTCCGCAAGATTTACAAGCATAGAAGTTCCATTCGGCTCGTAGAAAACGAACTTTGCAGAGCCTCTCCCGAAAATATTTCCGCTATATTCAAGTTCAAGCAAAGCCCTTTTATTTCCTGTTGTTTGTTGATTAACAGGCAAGCATACATTATCCGCATCGGTATTCCCGAGTATGTTAAACGGTGCAATATAAATATTTCGTGGTATCTCTTGCCTATACGCTGTAATCATCTCTGTATAACTCCAGACTATAAGTCCAAGCGTCGCCTTGGTCTGCTACAAAATGCTCTACAAGTGAAATAGATTTTACAAGATAGTTTACGCTATTGATTGTATAAAGCCCGTTATTACTCGCTATCCCGTTTAGAAGCGTATCCCTATCAGTTTGCGAGTGACACTGCAATGTTATACTTCTCGTGTAGCCTTTAAAAACATACGCAATCGTGCCGTTTATCCCTTGTGCGACATCACTTATGACTAAAGGTATATCTCCAGAGTCTTGAATAATAGAAATCATCACCAACCTCCCGTTCCGTGAGATTCATAAGCAAGTCCGTCAAGTATCGTTTCACCAACGGCTTTACCGATTTGATTATTCTTACTCGCTTGATCTTTTACATTCACATCGATTACAATCTTTTTTGTTATCGTTGCGTTTCGTAAATTACCAACGAATTTCGCTAACTCGGGAAGGTTGCCACCCATTAAACTTATCGGCTTCCAAAACTCAAATGATTTTTTAATATCCTCACCAACAGTGTCTCCTGCGTTTTTCCCTTGCTTTTTGAAGTCGTCCCACGCTTTTGTGCTCGCATCGTGTATGTTTGAATAGATTTTAGATTTCCAATCTTTAGTTGTAGAATCCATTTTTTTAGTAGTGTCTTCAATTCTTGAACTTAAGTCCATTCCACCAAAGGTATCTACGACTGTATATGCTTCCGCTCCCAAATCTGCAACTTCTTTTTGCATTTTCTCGGTAGCATCAATTGATTTATTCATAGCATCAGTGATTTTATCTAACATCGTTGCGGTTGCATCTGAGATGTCTTTTACCATAGGGGCGAGTTCTCTGCCGACGGCCTCTTTAAAGTTCTCAAAACTTGTCTTCATTTTTTCCATACTGCCAGCGGTTGTGTTGTTAAATTCCTCGACTGAGCCCTTGACTTTGTTTAAAACCGTGTCTAAGATTGCAAGTTTTTGCTCTGCCGTTAACTGTGCTTGGTCTCCAAAGTCTTTTATGTTAATTCCTAAATCTTTTAGACCTCGAGAGTTGCCAAGAAGTCCTAAACTTAATCTTTGCACGGCATCGTTTAGGTCAAGATTTCTTGCCCTTGCGACTTCCATACCGACTTCGACAGTTTTCATTGCAAGATTAACATCACCAAGTTTTATGACTGCGTTTGAAAGTGCTGAACGGATTTGTGAGTCATCAAAAGAAGTGAGTTTTTCAAGCCTGTCTACTGTCTCCTCAATAGACTTTATTCCCTCGTCTGATACTCCGAAGTTCTTCAATGTGTTATTCAACACGACAGCCGACCGTTCTGTTTCTGCAAATGCGTTTATGGATTCTTTTGTAAAATTTATAACTTCTTTCGCTGAGAATGCAATACCAAACCAGCCAGCGATTTTCTTTAGGCTCGAAGTCCACGCAAATTCTGATTTAGAGGAGGTGTTTTGCATCATTCCTTGAATTTGATTCATTTTGTTTTGAACGTCTTCAATAGCGGCTCTAATCTCAATTATCGCTTCATTGTCTGCCACTTCTTAAACACCTCCTTTGCTTGTTTAGGGTCAAACTTCTCCAAAACGTTTTCATCTTTTTTATCGCCCTTCAATTTTTCCAATACTCCAAACAAGATTGGAAGTTCTGTCTCGTCAACCTCTTTTTTACCCCAGCCCAAAATCGCAAAGTTTGCATAGACATTCGTAAAGAAATCAGTCGCTTCATTCCTCACGAAAAAGTTCGTCAAAGGATTTTACTGCCTCCACAAACTTAAAATCATTTACATCATCAAGTTTCAATTCGGGATTTTCCTTTTTTCTATTCCACCAAACTAAAATCTGAATAACTTTCGGGTCAACCTCTTCTATTTTTTTGCCTGCAATCGCTAAAGCGATGTTTATGCCTGTCAAGTCGTAGATTTCTTTTAACTCTTTAAAAGTCATTATTCACCTCTACGGAGTTGTTGGAACATACTCGACAGTTATAGTGAAAATCCACCAGTCCTCTTTAGAGCCTTTTAACTCAGCATCAACGACTTTGCCACTAATGCTAACTTGTCCTGCGTCTTCAGAGGTAATCGCAATTGTAACTGTCTGTCCGATTAAGGTTCTCGGCTCTACAACAGCAGTCACAGCGACGTTTGCTGTTATAGTCTCAATTGTCTTCCCAGTTCGGACATCAACAATCTGCGATGCAGGATTGCCCGATAACTCTTTTTTGTCTGGTGTCGCTTTCACGGTAAAGTCATTGCAGACTCCCGTCACACCTCCGCTAAAACTTGCAATTCCATACTGATATGCCATATTCTTTCACCTCCCTAAGGTATGTATTCTATTAAAGCAACCGTCACACTCGTGACGCTGCTATAAGTTATGTTTACGTGTCCGTTTGAATCGTTAAACCTCGTAGTTCTAAAAGGACCGAAATCTTTTGTCTGTCCTGCTGCAACCGTTGCAACGATGTTATGTGTATATCCTTGATCGCAAGGCGTTGGAGACTGAATTGTAATCGTTATATCAGAAGTCCCGCCATTTACGACCCTTAAGACCTTTCGCCCGTTATTAGAGAAATAATTTCCTGTTGCGTCTGCTGCTGTAAAAGTTATCACTACACCGTTTGCATCACAAGGCTGGCTTGTTAATTCTGTTGCCATCTCATACCTCCTCAAAAATTACTATTGCGTTTAATTCTTGCATATATCTCCCGTCTGGAAGTCTAAGACTGTTTTTTAAATTCCATTCTACTTTGCGAATTATTACAGTCGTCCACATTTGCCTGTTAGCAAACAAGTCTTTTATACTCGCTATTTTCTCATTAGTCCCTTGTTCATTCCAATCGATTATGAAAAATGTTATGTCTGCTCGATAGCCAAGTTTATATTTGAATACGCTATCTGAATACGAATACAAAATAAACGGCGTTTCTGTATCGTGTCCCGTGCCGACTTGAGAACTCGGACAGATTGTGTTTAATAAACTTAAAAGTTCACTTTCCATTGCCCATCACCGCTTTCGCTATACTTTTTGCTAAATCATCTACAATCCAGTCTTTATTTTCCGTGAAAGCAGGCCAGAGATAAGGGTGTGGGTCTGTGCCTTGCGTTCTTATCTTTTGCCATACTGCCCCTGCTGGAACTCCTTTAAGTTCTCCCCAGCGTCGTATAGGTTCGAATGGCGGTGTATGAGGTCTGCTTCCAAATTCAACTGGTGCTGCATATTTTAACCTCGAGCCTACTTGAACTGAAAGACTTGAGATGTCTCCTGCAACCGCAATTGAAGCTCGCAAATATCCCGTGTTTACAGGAACAAAGTATCTTGCTCTCCCTTGGACTTTGTATCCACCTCTAAGAAGTGAATAATACGCTGCAGTCCGAACTCGCTCTTGTGCTTTTTGTATAAATTCTTCAGGGCTTGGTTGCCAGAAAAAGAAATAATTCATATAACTATCTCCCTGTGTCTGTCAAGTATTTCTTTTGCTTTTTGAGGTATGTATTCCATAAAGTCTTGATTAGGATTTGCGTTTATACCGCCTGCCGAAATGGAAGTCAGTCCTTGCGGGAGAAGTCCTAAACCTCTCATATGCTGTATAATCAAGCCAGTTGCAAAAGAAATGTCTTTTGTCGGGTCTATAAACACATTACCGATATAGACATTCACTATATCTTCTGCATATGCCTCGTAAATGTTAAACTCGTCTTGGGTTACGTTGACGTTTGGAAACAAAACTTTAAACTCGGCATATGTTATATACATCGCTATTCACCTTTCTTTTTAGAAGTCTTTATCATCTTGTCTTTGGGCGGCTCTTCAATCGCTTTTTCTTCCTCTATAATCTCATAAAAGCCTTGTAACCACTCTGCAAGTTCATCATCAATCACATATATCTCACCTGCTTTGAAGTCTTGCCCTCTCACAAATATATTTCCGTTAAATCTTACTTTCATTATTCACCTCCAAGTTGAGAGGGAGGATAAACCTCCCTCGAACTATCACGATGCTGAAGTCTTTAATACTACGAAAGTCGCTGGATATGCTACATAGAAGCCGAACCTGAAAGTAGCCTTTAACTCAGTCAAATCTTGGTCGAACTTTACTTCCCTGGATGCTGTAATCTGAAGTTCTTGTCTCATACCAAACATAACATTTGCAGGATCGCAGAAGAGTGCGATTGGTTTGGAGGCACTGAAATCAGAAGGCATAACCTCTACTCTTTCAAAAGGATAGCCTACGAGAGTCTTGGATTCTGGATTTAGAACAGGATAACCTGTGGTTGTCTTGAGTTCGAACGCTTTTGCATAGAATGTCCTGTGCGCAACCCAAAACGGATTTAATTTGTAATCGCTTGGAATTGCGTTAATAGCATCAATAAGTGCCTCATAAGTGACGTCTGAAGTGTGTCCTGTCGCTTCAACTACATTCGTTATACCAGAAGTGTTTAAAATTCCGTTGAACGGGTCGCCGTTTGATGTGTTACCTGTCAAGATTAGTCTGTCCATCTCTTTGCCAAGAACTCTACCTATCAGGTTCACGATGTAAGCATCAACCGCTCCACCGATAGTGGCATCTGCTAGAAGTTCGTTTGAAATGTCAACTAATGCCATTAACTTTTTAATCGGCACTGAGTTTTGATAAACAGTTGGAGTTGTTGGTGTAGGTGCTGTTGCTTCGCCAGGATAAGAAACTGTCACAGGTGCTGAAACACCAGTGAGATATACCTGGTTAGATGCGACAGGAATTCGTGTAACTCGTGGATAAACAACAGATTGCTGGATTGCGACATCAATAATACGGTTGACGTATTCGGGCGGAACTAAATACCCGCCCGCTGAACCTGTGCCTTCTACGAGTGTGCCTTTTGTTACCATTTCTCGGATTGATTTCGCAAGCGTGCCAGGTTCGACAGAGTATGTGTCTTTGTTTGCTGTAAACTCCTTCATTGCTTTTACGAGTTCATCATAGGTAACGAATTTTGAATTGAGTTCTGATAAAACCTTTTGTGCGGTTTTCTCTATAATTTCGCTTTTTACTTGTTCTACTTCGTTCATGTTATCACCCTCCTAAAGTGATTTTTTTAATTCATTTAATATGTCTATAATTCTATCGGACTTTTGAGCAATCGCCTCTAATGAGGTGCTATTTTGCTCTACCTCCGACAGGTCAAGCAACTCTTTTAACGGGTCTTTCAAGTCCGAAAGTTCCTTCTGAAGTTGAGTTATGCCATCAAGGACGTTCTTAATCTTTTGTCTGTTTGCTTCGCTCAAAACTCGTCCATACTTGACTTCAACATCTAAACCGCAAGCCTTGTAAATCTCATCATCGCTATAATAGACTTTGTGAAACTCAGGCGGCTCTTTATCAAAATCTTTATAGTGTTTTGCTAGATGATTGTATACGCCTTCCTTATCACTGTCTGGAATGTCAACTCCACCCCTTGCACCTAATAGTGCTGCCATTGCTGCTGCAACACCTCGCCAAACTACGGCGTGACCTCCGCTTGCGTGATGGTGCGGTAATTTGTAACTTGACTTGACATCTGGATTTTTCTCATCATACCACGCACACATAATCTTCAAGTCGTCAACTGTTGCGTCTTTTACCTCTTTGCCAGCGTCCCAAGGCTCGTCCTCGGATGCTTTTGGTGTCTCCTTGTAAGGAATTACACCTTTTTTAACTTCGTTCATTTTTGTCACCTCTTTTGTCTTAATTTCTTTAAAAGCCTTTATTAAAGGTTCATATACTAAATTGTCTTGCACTGCATAAGGATTTGCAGGGACTAAGACCTGTGAAATCTCTAAAAGTTTAACCTTTGTGTAAATCCTCTTAACGTTATCGCTGCCTGGGACTGATTCGACAGGTATGAAGCCTACGCTATAACTTGCTAACCCGTTCTGTGCTAATACCCAAGCCCAATCGGCTGTCTCGTTGCCTTGACCGACGAAGTATTGAATTTTAACAAATAAACCTTTATCGTCGGTTCGTGCTTCAATTACTTTACCAAGTGCGTTCTCTATCGTCTCGTAATCGTGAGAATTTATAACAACACCATTGTACCCTTCTAAGTCCCAAGCAGTGGGAAGGATAATCTCCCCGTCCCTATCAACGTCTTTTGTAGAAGCGTAAGCCTCTACAATGTGATTCATCGTGTCTATTTGTTTCGCTACAAAAGACTTAATTATTTTATCCATCTAATCTCCCTCCTCTGGAATTAAAATGATGGAGCACCTACAATTGATGATGTTTTCTGGGCTTCCGTTCTTATCGCCAGGATACATTAACTCCTCTCCCATCACGATAAAAGGTTCGTCAATATCTTTTGTCTGCCCATCGGCTTCGGCGTGCCACTCACGAGTTCTCTCGTCTTCAGCCGTCAGCCATTGCTTTTTAGTTATCCCGACTTGTTTGCCTGCCTCAAGGCTTGCATAGTTCGTTGCTGATATAGTTTCAGTTCGTGCTATCGTTTCACTTCTGTTCTTATATGTCTCCTCAAATAAAGTCTTCATTCTATTCGCAAGGTCTGGAATGCCTTCCCCGTTTTGAATACCCTCGAGAAGTTGGTCATACACATCTTTACGAGTTGTTTGAATAATTTCTGATGCCGACTTCTCAAGCGACTTTAAAAGTTTTTCTTGTATCCCTGGGACTTGCAAGTTAAAAGAAATACCAAAGCCTAAATCGTTCAAAACTTTATCTCCTGCCTGTTGCATAAAAGATAGTAAGAACGGTTTCAGGTGTTTTACAATATAATCCTTCCATTCCTCCGAAACATTTATCGCCACGATGTCCTGCGGTCTCAAGGTGTCTTTTTTCTCAACATCGCTTTTAGACTTCAAGGCCTCTAACTGCTTTAAGACTTCCTTCTCCTGTTTTTTAAAGATGTCCATAACTTCTTTTGCAAGCCTCTTCTCCATCGGCTCGGTCATAGCGACATAACTCTTCCAAATCTGCGTTCTATCCACAGACTTGACTTTGTTATCAAGTTTACGTTCAATCTTCTCAAGTTTCTCTAAAATCTTTGCAGTTTCAGGGTTCGGTTGCGGGTTCGCAGTGCCAAGCGGTGTCATAGACAAATTGCCCCACCACTCATTGCCCCAAGGCACAGGGTCAAGTCCATCCTCTTGTCTAAACTCGTTTATATACCTTATCCCGCTCTGGAGTTCAGTTTGTCTTATCTGTGCTAAAAGTTGCTGGTCTTCTAACGAAAGATTTTCATTAAACTTAAATCTAAACTCTGCTTTGTTATCTAATAACTTCGTTGTAATCTGCTCTGCTAAATCGTTTGCTAAAGGTCTTGTTACATACTTCTCGAAAATGTATTCTTGCGTTTGAGCGACTGCCCTATTCACACCCTGCATATCGTTAAAAAATACGCTTGGAATTCCAAACGCAACCGCAATTCGTTTCATAGCAAACTCATCAGTGTCTCGAAGTCCGAAGTCCGCTGGGTTTGTCTTAATATCGTGGACTTCCCATTTAGAATTGGATAAAAGCATAATCTTCCCCGAGTTTTGCGGGCTTGAGTATTTTTCTCTAACTTGGTCTAAAATCGTTTGAACTTGGTCTTTAGTCAGGTGGTCTTCTGTTGTGAGAATTATGTTTAAAAACGCTCCGTTTTGGAACATATTCGAGAGAACTTCCATTTGCCTGTATTGGGCTTTTGCGTCTTCGAGGATAGTTAAAAGTGGACTTACATCTTTGATTATTCTCACAAACGGCGACTGGCCTGTTATAAGTGCGACTTCAGAAATATCATAAGTATCAGTCCAAAAGACACGCATATACAAGACTTTAATCTCGCTTGGAGTTACAAGAAGTGTTATACGGTCACCGTCTAATAACTCGGGTTGTGGGAAGGACTTTCTAACAAACGCAATTCCTGTTATGTCTCGCCAGTATTGAATTTTCTGTAAAAACTGTCTCGGTGTCAAGTTCACGGGATTCGCAAACCACGACATGAGTTTTTGATTTGGCTTGTCTCCGTTTACGATTTCCCATTCCAAGTCCGAAATCGCCTGTGCTCTCAAGGTCAAGGCTCGGTTCACATATGGATTTTTTATTGCAGCGTCTTCAAGCGAACTTATATCTGAACTTACACCGCCTGTCAGAAGCCCTGTTCCTACATACGAAAAATTTTTCTGCTTTCTAAAAAAATCAAAAAGTCCCATTTAAATTATCACCACCTCTGGTGTTCCTCGTTTTAAATGCGAATATACTGCGTATCTAAATGCGTCCATCAAATGGTCGTTAAACTTGACGGGCTCTTCTAAAACATTCCCGTCCTTATCTTTCCTGTAAGAATAGCCTTGAATTTCTTTTATGAAATTTACACAGCGTGGGTGTATGTGAATTTTGAAGTTCTTTACAAAGTTTATGCCTTGTATGACATCTTTATCAGTTTTACCGATTACAAATCCCGCCTGCTCAAGTTCCTCAATTCTATCTGGCTCTGCAAGGTCAGGATAATAAACACTCGCCTGCGGTTTGTCTTTTAAGAGTTCTATGAGTTCGGAGTTCTTTAAATGACTTTGGCAAATCTCATCAAAAATATAAAGTTCGTTGTCCTTAATACCGACATACGCTACAGCGGAAGGGTTATTAAATCCGAAGTCCACGCCTGCAATAATCTCGTCGAAATTAGTTTCAAACTCCTTGACGTCCCAATTAGTATAAATCAGCTCTGAAAGCGTTCCCCACTCTCCTAATGCATAGACTTTATACAAGTTTTCGTTCTGTGTTTTCAGGCCTTCCAAAACCTCGACATACGATTGGTCTATGAATTTGTTATCCTGGTAAGTTGTTTTGCGAATTTCTGCTCGGTTGTCTATCGTATCAAAAAATCGCTTTTTCAGCCAATGCAAGGCACTTACAGGGTTAAAGGTCAGAATGACTTGATGGTACTCGCTTGGGTCTCGAAGTCGCAAGTCAACTTGTGTAAAGTCATCTTCTGAAAGTTCGGTTGCTTCTTCTATCCAGATTGAAGTTATACCTGCAATACTTTTTAGTTTCTCAACATCGTCTAAACCAGCAAATAAAATCTGATTTCCGTTCTGACATACGATTTTCATTTCGACATCGTTTATTTTAAAAAGGCTTGTTAAGTTCCATTCCGAAATTAAATCTTTCAATAATAGAAAACTTGAATTTCGCAATGTCCTTGCAACCTTACGAACTACAAGAATACGGCTCTTCTTCTCTTGTAAAGTCCGAATAAGAATTTTCTGTGCTGCAAAATATGACTTCCCAGCACCTGCCCCGCCATAGAGAATTAAATATCTCGACTTGTTGTCTAATAGGTCTATATATTTAGGGTTAAATACTTCCTGCTCGATTTCAATCACCATTTCGCTTTATCCTCACAACGATAACTTGGTCCATATCAAGTTCTTGAATGTCCTGTGTGTATCTCATACCTGTCTCGATTGCCTTTAATGCTTCCATAACTGAACCAAAACCGTGTTCTTTGATATACTGATAGCCTAATGTCTTTAAATTCGAGGCGATAACAAAATCATTTCTCTTCGCCTTTGCTATCGCTTCCTTGAATTGCTCCTCTTTTGTCTTGTCTGATTCTTGCTTTGCTATGAGTTCTGTTATACCTTCCCGAACTCCTTCGTCCCAGAGTTTGTCCCAGCCGTATTTTTCAGCCCACCGCAAAATTGTTGAAGCGTTAATGCTTCTATTGAATTTTTGTTGCACCTGCGTTGCAATATTACGCAACGAATATCTGTGATTGCCTTGCTCATCTGGTGTTAAAAACAACTCTTTTGCATACTCTATAATGGCTTCTTTATCATGTGTCATATGGCCCCTGCTTATTAATAATTGCTTCAATTAACCTATTGAGAGGGCAACCCTCATCATACTTTGTTTCAGGCGTGCCTTCTCTCAAGGGATAAAAATTTTTTTCTGGGTAAGCAATTGTAAGCACTAAAATTGTTTCACCACTCCCAGTTGGCACTAAATATTCATTATCTTCCAACTCGCCCAACGCACTCCGCATTCTGTCAGCAATTCTATTAAGTAAAAATATATTTAGATAACCACTGGTTGCATTAAATCTTTTAAATGTGCGTTCAATTTCTTCTGGCTCAAACCATTTGTTCGGTTTTAATTCCTCGTTAATTCCTACGCTAACTACATCCAACCCGACAGCCCTCAACGCTTTGCTTGCATTCCCACACGTGAAACAAACACATTCATTTGTGCCTAAGCTGTTTAAATACTCTTTAATTACTTGTGCTCGCAACTGCTTTTCTAACAAATTAACTCTCAATATCTTCATCATCAACAATCTTCTCTCCAATAAACTTGTTATATGCCTCCTCATCAAACTCTTGTGCAAACTCTTCCTGAATCTTATTAAAATCTCCTTTATAGAATACTACTACTCTTTGATGCACCCTAACCATTTTTCTGTTATGAAAATACTTTCTCGCTCTCACTGCTCCTGTGCCTACAGCATTAACTAAAATAATATCATTATAATACTTTAGTCCATATTGCTTCGCAATATTGACTGTATCACCAATAAAGTTTAATAATGTGCCAGTTTCTGGTCCCAAGACTTCTCTTATATCGCCTAATTTAATAACATAAAATCTATTTTCTTTTAACAAATGTGCCGCATTCTTTATGATTTTGCTGAAACCATTCATAAAATCTAAATAACCTTTTTTATTGGAAATATCTGATTGTTCTAAACTATATACTTCAAGTGAATAATACGGAGGCGAAAAGAAAACCAAATCAAACTTTCTCCCACCAACAACTTGTTCATTCAATTTTGTCGCATCATATGTTATATATTGCACATTTTCCAACTTGTATTTTTCTATTAACGCTTTGTTAATATTTACCTGTTCTTCTCTAATATCAACACCCAAATAACCAAACCCCATATCGCCTGCAACAACGCCAGTTGTCGGTTCACCACACGTTGGATTCAAAATAATTCCGCCATCTTTTGGCATAAACCATTTGTATATTACCGACGCCAATACTGGGTCAAATTTTGATGTGCCTTTATTAATGGTTGCAAGCATACCCTTACTCAGCAAATAATCTTTTGTTTCCGTTAACTCATTCCCATATTTATCTTGCCAATACGCTGATAATTGTTTCCATTGCATACTTCTCGTATCAATAACCGTAAACGGTGGATATAAAAAATCCTTTCGTAATTTGCCTTTAGTGTTTTCGTCGAATCGTCTCTGCCAATCTAATACATAAAGTTCACTATCATCAAGTCCCGTAAGCTCTAAATCAATCGGCTCTATGTCTTCTATAAACGCCTTTAACAGTTCCTCGTCAAACTCGCCCTGTATTTTGTTTAATGCAATATTGAGTGCTTTTTCCTTAGATTTTGGAAGGTCTACTACAACACAATCAACTTCTGTAATTCCTAATTCCCGAATTGCTTTTAGTCTTTGATCGCCACCAATGACTTCGTTATTTTTATTTATAACCAATGGGTCAACAATACCAAACTCTTTTATAGAATTTTTTAATTTCTCTAATGTCTCAGGAGAAATCTTTCGTGGATTGCCAGGATAAAATTTCAGTTCAGAAACTTTGCGTTTTTCTATCTGCATTACTCACCTCACAAATAAAAACAGCGGGAGAGAGAAGGAGGTAGGAACTCCCCCGCATCGACGTCGCTACTCCTTTTCTTGTTAAGAGGACAGCCCACCACCGAAAGTCCTCTTGTCCCGCACCCAAAAAGGGTGCACTCCCCAGAAACTTTCACAATAACATTATACTTAAGTTATCGTCAAACAAAAATTTTTGTCAACTTTTTTTCGTGATTTTGTAAAAAGTCTATGACAATGTTCTGCTCCTGTTGTGACAGATTTTCTGCCTCGATAAAGTTTAGAACCCTGTCAATGTGTTGGTTTTCTATCGGAACAACTGATATCCAAGCCCGCCTGCAACTATCCAGGAAGTTTACAATTCTAAGTCCGATGTCGTTTAGAATAATGTCTTCACCATCTAAAAACCTGACTGCTTTATGAAGTTCTTTTACGTAGTCTTGTATCTCTGGTATTTTCTTACCCTCGCCATCTCGACGCATTACCTTGCGTAAACTCATAGTCGCATCTCGTTGCTTTTGGACATTATAGTAGTATTCTTTGCGTCTGATAGAGACTTCCAATTTATGTTTATTATACCAGCCAACCCATCGCCTCTCGTGTTTTCGTTTAATGTTATAAAGTCGCCTTTGTATCTCTTCTCCTTGTTTTCTGCACTCATCAGAGCAATATTTTGCGTCTGTTTTGCCTTCAAATTCCTTGCCACAGATAACGCAAACCTTTTTCACGGTTCACCTCACAGGTAGCCACGAAATCTCTTTTTAAAACTCTCAAACTTGAAATGAAGCCCGCTGTCTGTTGATTCCCAAAAAGCGTCGATGATCCAACTTGCGATAATGATAAAAAGATAAACGATTAGCCAAAATAAAAGTTGTGTCAATGCCTCCATCGTTGCCTCCGATAGTCTACTTGTGAGCAGTATACTCTAAAGTATACTCTTCAACTCGAAACTCCTTACGTTCTTTAAATTCCTGTCTTTTTCCTTTGTTCCAATGTTGAATAGGTCTAAGGTAGCCAACAGGTCTGCTCCAAATTTCGCATTTTGCCCTCAACTTCTCAGGAATTACCGTCCCGTCGTCTAAAACTAAGTTTTTGTTTTCTTTCATTTTGTCCTCTCCTTTCATAATATTTTTGCCAACTAATTGCCAGAATTGCCAAGCATACTTCGCTCTTTTTTATAGTCTTCAATTACTTGTGCGTTTCTTTCTCTAAAAATGTCTAATAGCATCCTAATATCTTCGGGCTTGTGTCTCACGACGATTGTACAGTATCCATCATAATAAACTGACTTGCTTACAATTTCGAAACCTTTTTCTTTTAGAGTTTGCTCAAGTTCTTGCGGTGCATAATTAAATTCGAAAGTATTCGCATCAATGATATGAAAGCCCATTTTAATGTATTTAGTCATTTTTTGCCTCCTTCATTGCTTTTTTAAATTCTTCAAAACTCATACCAGTCAATTTTACGAACTCCTTCCTCAATAACTCGTTCCAAGCCTGTGCATAAGTGAGATTTCGTTTAACAGGTTGTTTAGACAGTTCAAGCAAGTTTTCATAAGTCTCTTCACCGACTGCGTTCTTGTAAAAATCAATTTTTTCTTCTTCTGTAAGTCGACCGCCATGAATTTTAAATCTATGACAGTAGTAGCATAAACTTACCCCGTTGCGGGTGTCCCAGCGAGTGTTCCAGTTATCCCTTCCGATAATGTGTGCCGCCTCAACGAATTTTGTAGACTTCCCGCACATTCGACAGGTAAAGTTGTCTCGAAGCCTTACGATTAAACTCCAAATCTCGTCATTCTGTTTTACGACCTTCTGTTTTGCCTTGCCCCTATTGAGAATTTTGTGATTCTCAATTAGTAAGTCCAAATCTTTTTTCTTTTTAGTTGTCTCTTTCATTTATTGCCTCCTTTTTTCTTTGTTTTATCTTTGTCTTTAAAATCTTTGTCTTTAAAACTATCTTCGAAAAGTATTGGACATCTACAATTGATATGTGGTGTCTCAGTAGACAAAAAATCGGATATCTCACGATGTATCAAGGTTCCGATATCGCTAATATCTAATGGCATAGTCCCCTCAAAAAATTCTTGCAAATTAACCTTTTTCATTTCGTCCCTCCATCAAGGATAATTTTACGACTTTTTGTCCTTATTGCAAGGATAAATGTCCGATAAAATGTCCGAAATCGTTTCATTTTATCCACCACACCAGCCAAACCGATAAAAAAGCAAACCCGATAATAGTTATAAAAGCGATAATGTTTGCAAATACAACCAAAACTTTTAGAGGCGTTTCGACCTTACAATTTCGCCCCAATACTTCTTTACCATCAGATAAACCCCAGAAAAATATTGCTACCAATACTCCCCAGATACAAAAGAGAAGTATTACAAGAAAAATTTTACCCAAAAGTATCATCTCTCACCTCCTGAGTATCCAAATCAAAGCAACAATATAAAAAACAAGACACACAGCCGACACTACTAAAAGAAATATGCCTGTCTTTTTGTCAATATCCTTGTAATACGAAACACCTACATAAACCAGAAAAATAGATGTTCCTAACAAACCGAGTATTATTTGCAACACAGGATTTATACTCACCCCTCGCCTCCAAGTTGTTTTTGTAAATGATAAATCTCGCAAAGCCGTTTAAAAATCTCAAATTCGGTGTCAGTATTCTTTTTAACAAGTTCTTCAAAGCGTTCATTTTCCTCTCTGTTAATTCGGACTATCATAACCCGTTCAGGATTCTCGTAACCGTTTTCAATAAGCAAATTGCGATAAGCACTCAATTGATAAACGTATGAATCATAAATTCCAGAGCCTGTTTTCCAGTCTGCAAGAGTAAGAATGCCGTCAATCTTTCCGTAAAAATCTAATGTCCCGCCGTATTTATATTTTTCGGACACAAGCGAAGCCTCGATTAAAATCGGTTCAATTGTTTTATGTTTTTGCCACTCCAAAAAACTCAAAAAACTATTTTCTGCAAGGTCAATAATATCTTTTGAATACTCGCTTGTATCGGTGCGTTGGAGTTTTAGAAAATCTAAAATCATCTGATGTGCTAAACTTCCAGCGTCAGCGGTAGAGTTCTTTATCTTATGAATGTCTTGCCCGCCAACTCCCATTTTCCAAGCCCACTCGATTAGTTGAGGCTTGTTTAAAAGTCCGATAATCGTTGTAACTGATGGAACAATTTCGCCACTTGATAAGGTATAAACTTGATGAATTTTAGTGTTCATTATTGACCTCCTTTAAAATCTCGATAAGTCTATTAACTGCTTTTTTCTGGTCTAACTTCGGAAGCCTGACTACAATTTTATAGTCTCCACTTAATAACTGAAAACTCTGATACACCTCGAAGCCTTCATCTTTCAATTTTTTCTCTAACTCCTTCGGTGCGTGGATAAAAACGAAAAAGTTGTCTTCGATAAAATAGCCTGTTCTCATTGTTGCCCTCCTAAAAGTTCGGGATTTTCGTAAATGTTGCCTATGACTTCAAGGTCTGAAGCCTCCACATCTGAGACCTCGTTCTTTACATATAACGGCTCGCCTTTAAAACCCATCATACAACCAACCCACCTTATAATATACAGAGAGCCGAAGGAATTTTTTACTATATCACCTTCCCAAATTTCTTTACCATTCTTGTCTCTTGACCCAGTGAATTGCATAAGTTCGAAATTATGAATGTCGCTCCAATAAGATTTGCCATATTTTACTCCCCAAGAGTTATCAAGAGCATAATGCAAAAAATTGGTATTAAAAGCGATAGCCAACACAATAACCATTCTTTTTTCTCTTTTATCCCATGCTCTAAACTTTATTTCTCTCATTTCTTATCTCCTTTCGTTAAAAGTCCTCTTGAAACTTCCCTGATGGAGTTAAAACCATCTTTTTCCAGCCGTTGCTTAAAACACCAAGCGTTTGGTTCTTTGCAACGGCGTAATAGAATTTGTTTATCTCGTCTTTATCTCTACGAATAAGGACAACCGAAGTCGCAGTCTGTTCTAACGCCCCAGAGTCTCGGAGTCTTGAGAGGTCAATCTCGGTTTCGTCTTCTTCTTTTGCTCTGTTAAACTGACTGAGAATAACAATACAACGCTTTTTTGAAAGTCGCCTGAGTTCTCTTGCGATATATTCCATCTCTTCATTACGGCTTGAACGGGTTTTTGTTTTAATAAGTTGGATATAGTCTATGAAAACTACATCGAAATTATGACTCTCTATCCAATTTTCGATATCGCTTAAATCTGAGTATTCTTCTACGAAGTAGAAATTCTTAAACACATCTTGATTTATAATAGCCATTCCAGCATCCCACCACTTTTTGTCTTTTAAATTGATATTTGCAAGCGGTGTTCCCTGGGAGATTTGCGAAAGTTCGTCTCCAAATTCCCAATTGATTAGTCTAATAAGAAGTTGCTCTCTCCCAAGTTCCATTGATAAATAACCAACTTTCGCACCTTGAAAAAGAAATGATAACGCAAGATTTAAAGCGATTTGAGTTTTGCCTGTTGACGTCCTGCCAGCGATGTAAATATTTTCGCCTCTCATAAACGGTATGAAATAAGTTAACTTCGAAAGGTTGTCTGAAGTCCAGCGTCTGGATTCTGCAAGCCGTTTATAATCATCTTCAGTTAGGGTCTCTCCGAAAGGTTTCTCAGTCTCGTCTATATAAAGATTTGAAAGTTCCGACCCGATTTGCCTTATAGTATCTAAGTCTCCAGACAGTGCTGAATCCTGTATTTTTTCACCGAGTTCAAAAGCGTGTCTAAGGACTGATTTTTCTTTTACGACTCTCACATAATAAGGTAGGTTTACCGCCGTTGGTATCGACATAGTAAGTTGCATAAGATACGATTCGCCACCAACTTCTTTGAGTTTGTCTCCAAGTTCGTCTATAACCGAAACAATGTCGGGTTCTATGTTTTTAGACCATAAACTTTGAATTGCTTTGAAAATTGTCTGATGTTCTGTCCAATAAAAGTCTTGAGGGCTTAATTCTTCCCCACCTTTACCGTAGGCCAAAATACAACCTAAAATAAACTGTTCCGCTTCGACTGAATACGGAAGCGGTTTGAGTTCAGAAGTAGCCATAACCTGCCTCCTTTTTGGGCTCAGGCTGGTTCTCTTGTTCTTCAGAGAGCCAAACATGTATACGCTTATTAACACTTTCTAATGTAGGCATCATATATTTTGGGTCTTTTTTCTCATTCTTGTATTCCTTGATACCTATTCTTATAGATTTTACGATATCATCATAAGTATATTTGTGAAGAAGTTTTGACGCCGCTCTTGAGTTTTTTTCCATTGCGTCTTTTTGATTCCAAACTAAACCCACCATTTCATAAAAAGTTTTGACGAGTTTAAAAATCTCTGTGCCAGGAACTTCGCCAGTCTCTTTCGCCTTTTTCGGCTTTGCCACTTTTGAGGGGGGCATATCAACGGGGGGTGTATCCTTTAAGTCTTTTTCTTTTTCAGTTAGAGAAGGATTTGAGACATCGCTATCCGTATGTATATACGGATTTTTGTTTTCTTTATTATTGTTTTCTTTATATATGTTTTCTTTAGGCAACCCTTCAACATTGTCTAGAATTGAATTTGTAGGCTCTGATTGTTTAGAAGGTTCTAAATAATGTTTAGAATGTTCTAAATTCTGTTTAGAGTGTTCTAAACATTTAGAAGGTTCTAAATATTTAGACCATTCTAAATAATGCTTATTGATTTGAATTTCTTCTCCATTCCTAATTATGACTTTTTTCTTCTCTAAACTTTTTAATATTTGCGATATCCAAGACATTGAAAGTCCAAGATTTTTTGCAATAAAAGAAGTATGGAAGTATCCATTCTTTTGTTGGTATCCATAAGTGTAGCGGATTATCCAATCAATAACCGCTCTCTCTCGTGCCGTGATAATACCTTGTGCCATCGCTTTAGATAAAGCCTCGAGAAGTTCATTTGAGATTTTCGTGAACCCGTCTTCTACTTGAGGATTACCGTTATACTTCTCTGACGGCTCTTTGACTTCGTTAACTTCGCTTTTGTTATCCATTCTTGCCTTCCTTCCTAGGAGTGGGGAAGGGGGAAGGAGGCAAGTCCCAAGCCCTTCCCTCACTCTTACTTATATTATACTCAAGTTTTCTACAAATCCAAGACCTTTTACCTATCATTTTCAAAATTCTTTAAAAATTCCTCTAAGTCAGATTTCTTTATAAACCATTGCCAGCCAATCTTTACGGCTTTTAATTTCCCTCTGTAAATGTAATACTTGATTTTCGACTCTCGCATTCCTGTAAGTTTTACAATGTCCGTAATTGATAGGTAGTTTGTTAAATCAATTGTTTCATTTCCCCACTTCATTTCCATTCACCGTCCTTTATACGCCTTAAATTCTCCTTGTATACACTCAAAAACTTCTGGTATGCTTCCCGTGATTCGTTCATATCATTTATATCTGCTTCTATGCATATATGGTCTGTTATGATTGTTTCCATTAACATGTCTCTGAAAGTTTGTGCTCCATCTATAAATCCGTCTATGAAATCTTTCGTTGCATAATTAACCAATTGGGCTTGTTCGCTTAAGTCTATAACATCATCGTATATGCTCTTAATCTTTTTAGCAAATTCGTTCAATATCTCGTGTTTTTCTTGCTTATTCATCTTTTGCCTCCTCGTCGTTTTCTTCTCTTACTACCAATGCACCACCAAGCAACTTTCCGAAGTTTAGCGAATAAAATTTCGCTATTTCTTCTACATCGCTTGCGGGTATTGTGAGGACAAGTTTTGCCTCGCCCTCTCTGTCGATTTTAAGATTTTCTAAAGCACAACTAAAAACTACATTCTTCATTTTTCACCTCCGATGTTGTGTTTCTCAATAAATTGTTTGAGTTCATTTAAGATTATTTTTTTGCCGTCTCGTAAACCTTGTAAATACAATATCTGTTTTTCTTTTTCGATGTCTTGCGGTGGGTCAATCGTGGCTTGTCTTTTTTGAAGACTTAACCTTAAACCCTCATCCATGCTTCGAGTGGGGATGTTGTATTTTTTTAACCATTGCCATACTGTGTAAGGAGATACTCCCAATTTCTTGCCTATCTCGACAGTCGACATCTTTTTATCCCAGTAAAGTTCTTGAAGCGTTGCTTTGCTCGCAAGGAGGTGCTTTTGGTCTCGGCTCATTCTTAACCGAAAGCCTTCTTCTCTGCTTCTGGTCGGGATATTATATTTTTCCATTCTATTTTCAATAACTGTTTTGCTTACACCCAACTTCTTTGCTATCTGGCGTCTTGACATTCCCTTATTCCAATACAAATCGTATAACATTTCTTTTTCTATTTCGCTTGCGTTTATAAGATTTTTCATTTTTCACCTCCAATAAGATTTTTGAAAGTTTCATAAATGAATTGTATCTCCTCAAGCGTTTGCTGTAATGTTTTAGTCTCTTTACTTTTTTCCATAATCGCAATCTCTAAGTCTTTTGCATATGCAAGAATCATAGCGTTTGTGTTTACAACCTTTGGACCTCCGAAGGACTTGTTTTCTCTTGGAAATTGGATATAAAACCACTTGCTTACATTCCCTTGTGAGTCTGTTGTGTCTTTTTCTCGTACATCAACCTCAATCTCATCGCCGACTTTTTTCTCACCGATTTTTGTGTCGAAACAATAATAGGTTACACCGTTTGACTTTACAACCCAATAAGGTCTTCCATCTTGTTTTGCCTTTTTCTCAAGGCTGTCGATTTTAATTGTAGCCATGCTTTCCTCCTGCGTTTTCAAGCCCGTCGGCTAATTTTTTGGTTTAATAACTTCTATAATAAAACTATAGACGATAAATAACATCACTACTACTTCCAAAACTCTGAGAATAAAGTCTACAAGTCCCATTGTTTCCATGCCTCCTGCAATACCTTATAAACTTCTGATAACATCCTGTCATCATATGTGCCATCTGGTTTTTTCAAGCCAGATAGCCACAAAATATAATCAGGGATTGTGCCATCAGCCTTATAAAGTCCATAGGTGCTTGCAAGTCTCGGATTTTGCCAGCTATCGTCTATGACCTTTATGTGAGTGTCATAGACAACAACTGTAAATGAACTTATAACATCGTAGGTCTTGAATCTTAATAATTCTTCGGAAAAGTATTTTTCCAAGACCTCGAACATCTCTGGAATTCCAAACATCCGATAAAGAGTAACGAAGTGTGTAGCCCCGCCCTTCAACTCCTGATTTACTAAATATAAATCAGGATAATCAAAAAGTGTTGTAATGTCTATTCTATCCAAAATTTGTTCTGTGATTGTATATTCGCTTCTGTCTTCCATTTTATTCCTCCTGATTGCGTTTTATAACTGTAATGCCACCAGTTCTTGCTCTCTTGTATTCGCTTTCGTATATATATGTCTCTCCTGGATAATAGTATTCTGCTCCTTTCTTTTGTGCTAAATCCTCAATCATATCTAAAACTTTGTCTGTAAGAATTTCAAGCATTCCCTCGTCCATTTCTTCTTCGTTTCTCAAAGTACTTCTGATGTCGGCCCAAGTTATAAATAAGTAACCTTCGTCGATGTCCTGCAAAAATTCCTCTGCAATTTCTTTAATTTTTTCTTTGTTCATCTTTGCCTCCTTGAAAAATAAATATAGGGCGGAAGCCCTATGCTCCGCCCAAACTGTTTTCTAAATCTTCTACACCATCTTCAGTTCTATCCAAAGTCTCTTCATGTCCATCTAGGTAATACACCGTAATGCCTCTCGGGGAGTCTCCATATAACCTCCCTGTTCTCCACCACTCAATCGTAACCTTGTCTGATTGAGTGCAGATAAGTGCATAGGTGGAGATGCCGAGGCTTCCTCTCTCAGATGCGTATATCTGGTACATATAGCCCTCGTGGTCTTCCTCGACTTGGAGGCCACTTTCTCCTCTGTATCCGCAAGGGACACCGACAGCGAAAGTGTTCCAGCCTTGTTCTGGTCTAAGGACTAAATTCCCCTTCTCTGTCTTCACGACCTTTGCGTTCTTAAGCGGGAGTTGAATAAATTCTCCCTGCTCGTCTTTCTCCACAAATTGCCTGTTTATCCATAGCCTAAAACTTGGCTTCCCGTGGACTTCGCTTCCGAAGTCCTTGAAAAAGAACTTCTTCCCTTCGAACTCCTTTGCTTCTACATACAACTTTGTCTTGTTTGTCATCTTACACCTCCTATATTTGATAATTTTTACTAACGATAATGTAGTTTACTAAATACTCTTTGTCTACGTCTTCGAAAGCGGATTCAAGAAGTTCTCTGGTATCCTCGCTTTCTATTTTTCCGAGGATTTCATCGTATACAAAGTCCGAGAGTAAATCTATAAAAGCGTTTCTTGCGTATTCGAATGTATCCTCATCGCCACTTGTTGTTGCTTCCTTCGTAGCCTGCCTCCATAAAAGTTCTATAACATCTGAGTCTAACATCTCAACTAATTTTAAAGAGAATCCTGTCATCTTTAGCCTCCTATCTTTTATTTTTTTACTTCTAACATATTATAATATGTATATTGAAACTTGTCAAGAGGGTATACAAAGAATTTTTAGAAAAATTGAATTGTTAAGATGTAATGAATATAATAATAACCTTATCGCAATAGACTTTTTTAAAACTTTCTTAATAATGTATAATTCTTGAAATATAGATATTTACTTGCTTTGTTTAGCAAGTCATTAAACACCGATAAAAATGCGGATTAGTAACTGATATGCAAGTCTTTTTTCGTTCCGTCCATACGTAAGCGAACTGCTCCTGTGGTGCTTGGAGATAACATCTGCATTTCCGCATATGAGTTATCATATTCAAGAAAACTTCCACAATCTATATATGCAATTCGTTTATACTTGATTGTTGCTTTGCCATTACCGCTTTTTGAAAGATAAGCAATTGATTTTTCACCTAAAATTTTAGCGTGCGAGTGGCCAATAAGGTAGGCATCCGCTCCTTCAAAGATTTCTTCGAGTTTAACTGCACGGTTTAACTTACCACCAAGCGTACTTCCGCCCCCATTCGAGTGATGCGAAAACAGGATGTACTCAATCAATGGTGAAGTCATACCGCTTTTTCTTTCATACTTTCCAACTCTGAATCGCAAAACTGCCGAATAACCCGCATAAGGGATCCCGAGAGTTTCACAAAATGTTTGTAAAGGATTGAACCCTGCGTATTTCTCCAACCTTTCCTCATGGTTGCCAGAAACACCACCAAGTATCCTGTCTTTTATCGGTGAAAATAAATCATATGCAAACTTTATCGCTTCATTTAGGTTCATTTCTGCATAATGTGGATTTGAGGGAGATGCGATGGTTGCGACGTCCCATAAGTCACCCATCAAAAACGTATACGCACTTGGTGTGTTCTTTATCCAATCAATATATCCTTTGAGTTTGTTTATGTCAACTCCTCTTGCACCTAAATGAATATCACCTAACGGCACGAGGTAAACTTTATCTGAGTAGTCAACTTTTTCAATTAACTTCAACCTTCACCTCCATTGTCAATATTTTTACTTTACTTTTATTTTGATTATTCATTTCAAATTGTAAAGTTTTTTTCTTAACAAATTTTTAATCGTATCTTCTAAGAGAAAACTAATCTCTTCTTCGTGTTCAAACTCAAAACCTCTCTCCTCTAACAAGAACTGTATGAAGTGTCCGAACTCGTGTGCTAACAATTCTGCTGTCGCTGTCTTGTTTACAATTCTTATCTCTGTCAAAGGTTTACCTCGCAAAGTTTTTAACCTAAACCCGATATCCGCTTCTACTCCGTCTTCATCTATCATCTTCTGTGCTTTTTCGCTTTGAATATCAACCCAAACTATTTTGATATACTCAATTTCTTCGGTTTTTTCATTTAAAGCCTCATTTTCGGGGTCTGTTTTTTTGCTTTGATGTATTATACCTTTTTTCAATTTTCGCCCCCATTTTTTGCGTTTAAATGCATGTTTTTAACATTCATGGTTGCGAGGCTAAGAGATTTTTTAGGTCTTGCACTTTTGCTGGCGGGAGAGGAGGATAGATTGTTTGATTTATGTCTTCACCTGTAACTGCAATAACATCTTTTTCGTTAAACTTGACCGCAGTCTTATAAAAACTCGGCACAGGTCTAAGTTCCGAAAGCGACTGTCCGAGTGTCGTTTCTAAAAGGTATTCTTTCCCATTTGTGTTCACTGTTACCCAGGCGTGTCCGTAGAGACTTCCGTTAATTGACACTGTCCCGATGTTTACCCAGGCATCAATTCCGTTTGCCCTTAGAAGACTTGCAAGGAGAAAAGAGCCGTCTTCACAATCAAGCCACGCCTCGCCGTTGTTTTGATGTTTTATAGCAAGTGTAAAAATAGGTAAATTCCATGAATCCGCACCGCCTCGCAATACAATATGTCCATTGTTTAAAATCACAAGGTCGTCTTCTTCGTAATGATATCCATTCTCAAGCCAGTTATATGTCTTTGTTATCGTTGCAATCTCATTATCGGTTTTAAATTCCTCCGCTTGTTTTTTAATAGCGTATTGCTCTGGTGTAACCCAGAATCGTATGTCTGCAGGCTCTCCAAAATATTTTTCATTTATCACATACAGACTACTAAAAATTGATATTCCGCTTGTTCTTGCTTTTACTCCGAGATAAACAAGCCCAAGACTCAAAACAATACTCAACACGGCGAGGATTGTAATCACCCTTCTCATCTCCTTTCTCCTTTCGTCAAGGTTTGAGCAAATCTTTTAACTTGTCAACTGCACTTTGAGGTAATCCGACATTGTTTATGTTTAAACTTTTTACCCCCTGAGGTAACTTAGTAACCCTGAGGGAACTCAATAAAATAATCAGAAGTATTGCCCCTGTTATAATTTCTTTTAAGTAAACTTTATCTCGTCTCACCATATTTCACCTCGATTGAAACATTAAATTGAATAAGTTTATTAAGAATGTAAAATTGAAAACTCGCAAGAGGAGAAGGATTATGATTATCAAAACAAGTATAATTCTCAAAACTAAATACAAGTCGCTCCAGTCTTTTATTCTGAATCCTTCTCCTATTTTCATACTATTCCACCTTTGACTTTGTAATCTGTGCCTGCGTTACCTTGATTTCTTTATTTGCGTTTATCCACTCCATAATCGTGTGTGCTAAATTGCCTCCGAAAGAATAAAGAAGTCCTGAAAGAACGGCATCAACATAAACTCCGACATTCGCTCCAAACATCTCAAGTATTTGTGTCTTATCTGGTGACCAGATGAGAATAGCCACTGATAAGACCTCGCCCCAGATAATAGAGACTAACTGTTTTACATTCTGAGTTAACGGTGTATCCTGTTTAAACCAACTCCAATTAGTTGAGATTTGTGTTAGCAACTGGTCAATAAAACCCAAAAAACCGACTAAAAGAATTCCTGTCAACTTCATTTCTGAACCCATTTTACACCTCCCGTGTAAGTTGTAGTATATGTTTTTGTGTCCTCGTCTTTACCGAAAATAATATTTACTTCTTTTTGTGAAAACTCATAATAATTGTTTTTCGTATGAATATACGCTGCAAGAATGTCCTCGTCTTTTTCTTTACTTAAAAGTTGCAAAAATTGTTGCCAGGTCATTTTTTACCTCCAAATTTTGAAGATATTATGTCTATTAACCACCAAATTAAGAAAACAAGCACGATAGGAACTCCAAAAATGAAAAAGATACTTAACCAAAAACCGATATAGTCAAGTATGTCTTTAATCAATTTATTCACCTTTTACCTCGATTTGTTTATTCTGTAAAGGATTATCGCTAAGTCGTTCTTAGATATCTGTGTAGACCAGTAATCGCTTGTAAAGTATTGCGGGCTTGGTAAATCACCTTTTAGAATTCCTGTCTCCATAACCCACTCTTTGGCTTTCACTTCTTCAGGAAGAGTTGCTACAAATTCATTATGATTGCTAATAACTCCTACGGCCCAAGAACCATCAGAGGCATAGTAATAACCAATAGCCCCAAGAGTTTCTCCTCTATAGTATGGACCGCCTTTTGTGAGATATAATGCTTTTAGTCGGTTTGCAACATAAATAATAGCCTGTTCTCGTGTCATTGTATCCCTTATTTTGTATGCTTCTGAGTTTGGACCTGAATCTGTTATCCCCCAACTGAATAAATTGTGCCAAGGCTCTACCGCCCAAGGTCCTCTTCCCCAACCGCTTTCGTGAATTATGATTGCAAGTAAATAGTCTGCACCAATACCAGATTCTTTTTCTGCTTCCATAACATACTCACCAATGCCATAGAGAGGTGTCCCCTGCATATATTTATCTATATCTTGTGCAGTTATAAAAGAAGGTCTAAGCACCGTAATCGTCTGTGCGAGTTGAATCGCTGTTTTTTCAGGGATACTCACCTCTTTAGATAAGTCTTGAATTTTGAATACAAGTATTGCGACAGATATGATTAACACAAAAACGATTATGTAAAACAAAATTCTTTCTACTTTATACATTCGCCACCTCATAAAAATACTGAATCCACGACACGGAACGCAAATGTCCCCCAAGTCTCAACATAGCCATCCCCGTAGACTTGAATCTCTACGACATACAAGCCGAGTGTCGAGGTTATATCAGCAGTTATCGGCACTAATACAGTATCGCCTTCAATAGTGCAATTAACTGTGAATAATGTGTTGTCTGACATTCTTTTTATCCCTGCTCTGACTTGTAAACCTGTCAAGTCTTTAATTTTGTTGTCCTCCATAATCGTGACAGGGATATTTAGAACATTCCCTTGAAAAATTTCAATCAAGTTTCACCTCCCGATTTTTATTCTTACTAAGTTTATTTTTATTTAATCTCGTTGTCTCCCGTGTCTTATTCAAAAGAAGTCCGTCCTTATTCAAGTCCGTGCCTCTGAACTTGTTAAGCAAGACTTTCATTTTTCCTTCGATTTCGCCAGGCATTCCGCTTACAAATAGTTTGTCAAGTCCGATAAGGTTGTCTAAGATTGATAAAGTCGTAAGTATTCCAATTATTTCCGTTACCGTTGCATGGTCTTGAATTCTTAAGTCATTTAGGACTGAAAGAATTTCTGAACCTACAACAAAGTCGTTTAATTCTAATGAGTTGAGAACCTCAATAATCTCATAAATGCTTGCTGAATCATTAACTTGTAATGTATTTGAAATACTTAAACTCTCTGAACCTAAAACTGCATCTGCTATACTTATCGCTACGGTTGAAAGAATTGAAAACGCTTCACTTCCGACTGCTGAGTCTAAAAGTCCGAGATTCACGATTAAGTTAATTATTTCAATACCTGCTGAAGCGTCTAAAACATTGAGGTTGTTAAGAATTTGTATTACATTTTCAATTCCATTTGCAAGGTCATAAACACTTAAACTGTTTAGTATATTTAGTAAGTCCGCTCCAGTCGCTGAATCTGAGATTAGTTTTTCTAAGAGTAAGGCTATATCATCATTCCCGCTTCCAGAATCTAATAAGTTAAATGCGTTTTGAATTGTTAAGTTGTCAAGCCCACCGACTGAGTCTGAAATCTCTTTAAGCAAAGTAAGTAATAAAAGTTCCGTTCCAACTGCTGAATCTTGGAGACTAAACGAGTTTGAGAAGTCTCCGCTCTCAACACCTAAACCTGAATCAGAAACTCCGAAAGAATTTAAAATTCCTATGCTCTCGCTTCCTGAAAGAGAATCAGAAATAAATATATTTACACCCGCCTCAACAAGTGCGAGGTCAATCAAGTCTACAACTCCAAGCCAATATAATAAATCAAATTCCTCTTGTGTCATTTAACCCTTAAAGTCTGTGTAAAATTAACCTCGCTTCCTACAGTCACAGTAGGCTCTGTGGGTGTAAAATTTCGCAGTGCTATCCAGTCGTAATCAGATTTAGCAGTTCCAGAATAGTAATACACCGTAAACTGCGGATAGTTTGTTCCACTCGTGTATCTGTCTTGTGTAGTCGTAGTATTTACTTGCGTGCCGTTTTCAAAATATTTTACGGAACTCGATGTCACCTGAACAGATATTCTTGTCCAAGAGGTTGGAGCGCTTCGAGAAAAAGACTGATAAGTAGTTGAAGTTCCACTTACTTTTTTCTGATAATAGAAAGTTCCACTTGAATATCCAACTCTTACCCAGTCGCTATCGCTTCCGCCGACTGTCTGTGTAAAAGCGTGCCAATTCTCGCCAGTATTATTTTTCCATACCCCTTCTATAGCAAAAGGGAAAGATGTCCCAAGTTTTGAGACTATTGCTGCCGATGTAGTGGTATCTGCAGATATCTCGACATATCCATTCGAGACGGTTGCAGAATAATTTCCCGAGCCATAGGTTCTTGCTAAAGTCCATTTATTTGTATTTAATGAACTCCCCAGAAAATCATCAAAGAGCAAAAACGTATCATCTCCACTGCTTGCACTTGTCAAGTTCGGATTC